CTTAGCGACGGTGCCCGCCAGCCCACGGCGCAGGTCGGTGCCCAGGGTGCCGAAGTGATCCGCCAGAGGAGTGCCGTCCGCAAGGTTCCCGGCAAGTGCGTTGAGTGTGGCAGTCGGGAGGCTGTTCCAGGAGAGCGCCACTCCTGCGACACTCGCCACGGACTGGGTGAGCGCCTCGGCACCACTGGCCCCTGCGCTGGCTCCGTCTAGCTGGCCTTGGATCGTGGCACTGGCAGCGTCCACAGCGAGGAAGGACAGCTCCAGCTCTGCTTGCTGCAAGAGGGTCTTGTAGCGATCCAGTGAGTAGATCAGCCCCGGGGTGAGCGTCTGACCGCTGGCCTCTAGGGCGAGCAGCTCGGTCTCCAGCTCCGCCACCGCTTGCTCTAGCGTGTCCCGTGCTGAGGAGAAGACCTCACGCACTGCCTCCTGGGTGGACTGCTCAATCCCTACCAGCTCGTTGCGTGCGCGGCGTGCCTCACCAAGGGGGTCAGGGTCTTTCTTGATCGCCAAGGCACCCGGCAGACCAAGCGCGTGCTTGATGGCGGCGAGATCCTTGGTGAGTGCCTCGGGAAGCACGGGCGGGGCAGTGCTGGCAGGGTTCATCGCATAGAGCCCCTCGTCCTCAGGCAGAGCGATCTTCCCGCTGTGCTTCTTGCTGGTGGCACGATCCCAGACACCACTGCGGTAGGCAAGGGCCGCATCTTTGGCCTTGACGCTCTCATCGTCTCGCAGCGCACGCACGCGGGTGGTCTCGCTGACGATCTCATCGCCCGGTAGGTAGCCCGGCGCTTCTTCCAGGAGGCCCTGCGTCCAGTTGCTGTTGAAGTAGTCGAGCAGGGGAAGGACGGCGTTCTCCCAAGCGCTCTGGATCGCCTCCTTGTAGTTGGAGAAGGTGCTGCGCTGGAGCCCTGCCCCTAGGTGCACGACGATGGGGGAGAGGCCAAAGATAGCACAGACACGCTCTTCGGGGGTCTGACGCACCTTGTCCAGCGCCATCTCCTCCGGGGAGAAGCTGAGGCGCTCGGCACGGAAGTCCCCCGTGAGTCCCAGTGCCCCGCCGGTCTTGTCGCCCGTGGTGAGCTCGGTGACACGCTTGGCTACCACGTCCGTCTCGTTCTGGGTGGGCGCAGCGTAGGGCGTTCCGGGACTCTCGGCAGCACGCGGACCAATGAGCCAGGAGGCAATGCCCAGGTTACGCGACATGGCACCGGAGGCCGTGCTGTGCGAGTTGTCCGCCGCGATCTCTCGCAGCACCGCCATGAGGTAGGAGCGCCCTCGCAGAAGGTTGTCCGGGTCACGGCCCATGCGGTGGTGAATGATGTCGGAGGCGGGGATGGTCTTGACCAGCCTGCCCTGCACGCGGTAGTCGAAGACCAGCCCCAAGGCAGTGTTGCGCTCGCTCACCATGTCGGCAGGGAGCCACTGAAGTGCCTGGGTGCGGCCAAAGCCGCCCCCGCCCCGGCGCTTGTACTCGTAGGCGTTCCCGTGCACGAAGTAGTCTACGAGGAGCTGCTCCAAGTAGTCCGCGCGGCCCATGCTGGGATCAGGACGCATGAGGAGCTTGACTACCTCGTGGTCAGCGATCTGTGTCTCGGTGCCGGTCGCAGGGTCTTGGCGTGCCACACGGGGCCGTGCCTGGGGACAGTTCAGGGTGTAGAAGCGGATGCAGGCCGCCACGATGCTGTTGAGGGTGACATCGCCCGCCTCGGTCACGTAGTTGTAGCGCGTGCCGGGCAGGAGGGTGGAGAGCATGCCCTGGAGCCTGCCCGAGCCATAGCCCACGGCGGTGGTGATGGGGGGCGTCGTTGGCAATGCCTCCCCCGCTTTCTGTGCGGGAGGTGTCTTGCTCCAAGGATTCCACCATGCCATTGGTGGGATTATACCAACTAATGGTGTGAAATACTAACTGGCAGTTGTAATGCCGCACGAGACGCGGTAAGATAGCCTCACTCGCGTCCCGAGTACGAGCAAGCCAAGCACTTCAACCAGCCCTCCCTATGCACCGGGGAGGGTCTTTTTTTTCACTCCCGTCCTCCTCCCTTGGCCCCGACTACCTCGCGCTCCAGAGAGATGGTCATGCCCGTGAGCATCGGAGTGAACCCGATGCACTCCATGTCCTCGTCCACCCAGCCTCTCTCACGATCGACTTCCTTAGCCGCAGCCTTGGCCGCTCGCAGCGCCTCCAGGAGCGCACGGGTGGCGGGAGTGTCGCACAGATGCAGGGGCAGCTCGTCGCGGTGCACGGGAGGCGCGGGGCTCGCAGCTCCCATGCCGTAGACCAGCAGCTCGTAGAGAGCCTCGACAGTGCGCTCTGAGCGTGCCAGGTGCCCGGCGAAGGCATCTATCTGGGCATCCTTGGCGCGTCCCTCGATCACCGCCTGGGCGAGGGCGATAGCCGGGCCGATGCTGTGGCGCAGGGTCTGGGTGAGGAGCGCGGCGGCGTCCAGCGCTTCTTGGTCTTTGGTGGTGGTCATAGCTTTCCTGCTTTCTGGGCTGCGTAGAGATCGTTCTTCTCCTGCTCCTCCCGATGCGCGCGCATCAGGCGACGGATCGCCGCGCTCATGCTGTCCTTCGTGCCATCGGGCAGGGTCTGGCTCTTGTAGCGTGCCATGAACCAGGCGCAGTCCTCCGCGTCCAAGTGCAGGAGCTTGTCTATGAGCCCCTCAATTTTAGGCTTGCCCACGGTGCGCTTTTGGTGCGTGGCCTCTGAATTATTCATATCCTTTATTCTACCATATCTTATATCGGATATTACAACAGGGGTATCTTAGGATCAAAGAGCCCCCCGAGGTTCTGGGAGGCTTCCCACACTCGCACCATGCGCCGTGCCTGGCTCCAGAACTGCCCTGAGGGGATGTTCTCCGTCGCTGGAACACCTGCCGCTTGCATGGAGGCAAAGAGCGACTCCAGGCTTTCCAGAGACTCGCCTTTGTGGATCGTGTAGCCGATGAACTCCTCAGCTATCTTTGCTTTTGCCCACACGTCAGGGCGCAAGCAAAAGACCACGTACCAGTGTTGCTTCCCCGCCTTTAGGCATCCTTGGCAATTCGCGTGTTTCCAGACCTTATAGGTGCTGGGTGGCTCGATTCCCAGCTCGCGTGTGGTCTGGAGTGTCTGATCCCAGTCCGCCACCGGGAAGGCCGTCTGGTAGCCCATCTCGCCCAGGATGCGCCGCCGCCGCTCTATCCGTGCGGGCTCCTCACCCTCGAAGCCGTAGTAGCAGGTAGCGGTGGTAGGGTTGGGGTGGTGCTCTCGCAGCCATGCTAGAAAAGGCTCTGTCTTTAGCCTGGCGGTACACAGCTCCGTGCCCGTTCCTACCTTGAACGCCTTCGCTTTCATGCACACGTCGAACTGATCGGGGATCTTATCCGGGTCGATCTCGCCGCCGATGTTGGCTTGAGTCACCACCAGCCCGAGCGCCTGGGCTACCTCCGCCTTGAAGCGCTTGATGTCCGCATCTTCCACCCATGAGCTGATGTCGTGATTGAGCAGAACGGTGCACTCCGTGCCATAGCGCCGCACTACCTCCACCGCAACCAGAGCAGAGGCGATACCTCCCGAGTAGCAGACGATGTGCCTCATGACTAGCAAAGCTCCATAGAGCCATCGGCGGTTATGTGGGCGCAGGTGTCGTCAGTGAAAAACCCGTCCACGCAGTCCGGGCAGCAGCTCGCCAGCGGAACCGCCGTTCCTGCCTCCGTCTCCAGGTGTTCATCGGGAAGGTACGCGTACCACTCCTCAGGCTGGAAAGGCTCGCCACAGAGGGGACAAAGCCCTTTCTCTGCTTCTCGGTTCAGCTCGGCGAGAATGTCGCGCTCACCATCGGTCAAAGTGTTTTTCATGACCCTCCGGGGAGGCCTGAAAGCCTCCCCTCTCCTTTCCTAGTTCCCGATAAGCCCATCAATGAACTCGTCGTGCTCCGCTTTCTCCGCCTCAGTCAGCTCCTTGGAAGGCGCTGGCATCGGGATAGAGGCATCCGCCGTGCCCATGCCCTGGGCAATGGCATCCGCCAGCTCTCCCAGGTTCGGGGCATGAATCGCAGTGGCGATTCCATGCTTCAGGAATGCCGCTGTGACCAGCTCCGCCACGAGTTGCGCGGCGACGATCTCCGGGGAGTTTATGCGAATGTGGCGAGGAACCGCTCGCTCTGCGGGGGAGGTGCGCCCTTGCGCTTTGACGATGATCTGGGCATTGATCCCACGGGGTGATGTTGCGTTAACCATGCAGATATTATATATCCAATATGCGAGAGTGTCAAGGCAATTGCCGATATATTTAATAGTAATTATTTCCATGTTTTACTTGACATACTGTCATATTGGATATATAATATAACCAGTTCCCCAGAGAGGGACGGGAGAAAATCATGAAGTGTACTACGAAAAAAGAAGCCAGCCGGATTGCCTTCTTCGGCGCTCGCAAGATGGATGCTCAGGGCTACACCTACCAGCGCTTAGACATCTGGAACTGGTGGGTCAGCAACCCGAGCGGCGGCGGCTACAACGTCGCGATCTTCGACAGCGGAGAGGCGCACTGCGGGTGCCCGTTCTTTGACGAGAACTCCGAGTTCGGAACCTGCAAGCATATCGCGAGAGTGCAGGGGCTTAAGAAAGACGAGGAGGCACGCGAGGAGCAGCAGGCTTTCGAGGATCGCATCGCCCTAGAAGCAGAGACCCGAATGTCGGCGGAGGGGCCTACCGGGTGCGTGAACGACAAATGGAGAGCAGTTACTACTGCGTAATGGAAAGTGACTGAGGGGAGTTTCCTCCCCTCAGTTAGAGGAGCAAGACGATGGAAGAGACAGCGACAAGCGAACAAGGCACCGCCGAGTGGTGGGCCAACGTGGACAGGGAAATAAAAGCCCTGGTAGGCCAGCCGTTAGAACGAGTACAAAAAGACGTGGAAGGCGCGGGGTGGCTTTTGCGAATTACCCAGAGGGACGGGAAGTTCAAAATCATCACTTGCGACGTGAAAGAAAACCGCATCAACGTGAGCGTCAAGGACGGCATCGTAACAGGAGCATGGAGAGGATAAACCAATGGAAACAAATACTGAAAATATACCGGCTTCTGAGGAGGCCACCGAGAAGGAGCGCTTCCAGGTCACCGATATGAACGGCGTGAGCTGGTACCTGAAGAAGCTGCTGGAGAAAGATGCCCAGATAGCCGCCGTGAAGATCGAGCTGGAGACCATCACCGCCAACTGCGCGGCCATGATCGAGCAGATCGAGCAGGACAAGCGCGGGCTAGAGTTCCTCTATGCCGCCCAAGTGCGAGACGTGGCACGGACTGAAGCGGAGCGCCTGAAGCGAAAGAGCGTGACCACTCCCTACGGCGTCCTAGCATTCCGTGAGCAACCCGGAGCGCTTCAGCTCAAAGACAGAGGCGTAGCCGCCGATATTGCTCTGACGCTTGGCATGACCACGACCAGCCCCGACGTGAGCGCCTACCGGAAGCACGCTGAAGCGCACTTTGCCCAGACCGGGGAAGCGCTGCCCGGCTTTGAGTTCAAGCCCAGTGAGGAGAAGTTCAGTATCAGGCAGAGCAAGACGAAAGAAAAGGGCACGGAGAGCGCTACAGAGGCTGAGTAGACAGCAGAAAGAGCCGGGACGTGTGTCCCGGCTCGGAAAGGAAAGATGATGGAATACAGCGTAGAAGAAATACCCGCCGCAAGCTGGGCACCCGGACTGGAGCCTGCACTGGCTTACTACCGGATCGTGCATGAGGTAGCCGGGACGCTCCTAGAGACCCCCGACGCCACCGAGAGGGACGAGCGCAACGCCCATGAGTTTGTGGCGATACTCAATGCTCACGCGGGGCTGGTACGAGCGCTGCGGGACATCCAGGCGGTGGCTAGTGCTCCGGGTAAGCACCTTGGAGTGCGCCTTGCAGATATTGAGCGGTGGGCAAGTCAGGCGATCACCGAGGCGACTTCGCCACCCATGTAACATCAGACTTTACATTTTCTCCTTACTCACCCCACTCCAAAAGAGTGGGGCTTTTTTATGCCCCCGCCACGCCCCACGCACGCTTAGGCGCTCCTGCCAGCGAGTCCGCCCACCCGACGCCATACCGCGCGGCGTCCATCCCGTGGTTGTTCTTGTCCAGGGGCGTCTCACCCTTGCGCTTGTTGCTGGACGTGTCCCAGATGTAGCACTCAAACTCATCCGCCGTTCGGATGGGTGCCTTGGTCTCCATCAGCTCCGGGTCTGGCTCGTAGAGGGCATCCTCCAGCAGCACCAGCGAAGGCTCTCCGTCTCCCAGCACACGCAGCCGCGCCTGCGTACCTTGAATGCCGGGGCTGATGGCCTTGTACGCTGCCAGTGTGGGCGCGTGCAGGTGCCGCTCTAGGGTCGCTCTGTCCTCCGCGTCGTGGTCGCACACGATGGCCTGGGGCAGGGCAGTGGGATGCTCCCGCGTGGGCACCATGCAGCGCTTGGCCTCGTCCCACTTCCAGCCCGTGCACTCCAGGATGGTCTTGGCGTGGTCTTCCACCAGCCGGCCCGTGCGGAAGATCTCATGCTCCAGCCACATGCGCCCGTCGTGGTCAATGGCCCAGCACTGCCACACGAATGGGTCGCGGTAGCCAAAGTCGACGCACCAGATCCGCCGCCAGTCCTTGGACTTCTGCGCCCAGTCCTTGGGGCGTGCCTTGAGGTGTACGGCCCGGCTGAAGCCCTCGTAGACAATGCCCTCTGCGGCTGCCCAGATGCCCTTGCGGTAACGTAGATAACGCACCCCGGTGAGCTTCTCCAGCTTGGCCATGTAGGCCACCCCGGCGGGTGTCCACTCGCCTTTGGTGGCATCCCAGTACGCGGGGTTGTCCTCGTGCACCGAGGGCAGGAGCACGAGCTTGCCCTCGTCGGCCCTCCGCTTGATCCAGTGCGTGGGTGCGTCCGGGTTGCAGTCGCCCAGGAGCTGCTGGTAAGGCACCACGCCGGAGCGCAGGCGCATGATGAGGAACTCCCACTCCTCCTGGGTGAGCTCGGTGCACTCCTGCACGTAGATAATGTCGTACTCGGCACTGAGCACCTTGGTGGGGCGATCCATGCCCCCGATCACGATGCGGCTCTTGTTGGGATAGCGGTAGCTGGCAGGCTCACGCGCACTGCCTCCGAAGAACTTCACGCCGTCTGCAGGATCGAGCACCTTGGTCTCGAAGGTGACCAGCCCACTAGCCGCCAAGTCAGTAAGGCGCTTGCGAAGGATCAGGATGCGCGCACCGGGGTACTTCAGGGCGATGGCGTTGAGCTTGTGCATCACCCCCACGGTCTTGCCGGTGCCTGCTGGCCCGGCGATGACGACCTCCTCCCGGCGCTCCTGGAAGATGCGAAGTGCCCCGCCCCGGAACTCGGGACGGAGCACGCGCACTAGGGCGGGTGGGGTGGGAGGCAGTGCTACGGGGACGGCCACCAGCTAGGGCTCTCCGTGCAGCTTGTCGTAGTTGATCGTCACGATCGCGGGATTGAAAGCGCGGAAGACAATGTAGAAGAGCGCCTCGCCATCTCCATAAGGGCTTTCTACGCTCGGGTCCCAGATCGTGAGCCCGTCCAGCATCACCACCGCGTGCTGGTTCTGGTAGCCGTTGGGCGCGAAGCCTCCCTCGATCACCTTAATCATGTAGCCCATGAGGTTGTGGGCGTGCGGATCTTCGGGAGGCTTGAAGCTGTAGAGGCACATCCCGTAGCGCACCACCAGCCAGTTGTTCAGACGTTTCCAGTAGGGCTGGTAGGCTTCCAGGCTGTACAGTTCTTCGTCCTGTGGCGTGGGTACGTCCTCAATAGCCACCTCTAGGAGTGAAGCCACGCACGCCGCAAGACAGTCATAAAGGCCAGCCTGGGGGACTTTGATCACGTCAAATTCCTTCCGGGTACTCACGGATCGTAACCTGACCCGTGTGCTCGTGCTCCACCTTCTCACTGCCCATGCCCAGCACACGGACCAAGAGCGTGAGCGCGGCGTGCTTGCTGTGCAGCACGGGGATGCAGTCGCCTGCCTTACTGAACTCGAAGCCCGCCACGAGGTGCAGCTTGTCGTCCTTCTTCATGGCCTCGTAGTCCAAGACCAGCTCACGGTTCTCGATTTTCAGGTACGGGGTGAGATCCATCTTGGCGATGTCGGTGAGCTCACGGGTGACTTCTGCCGCCGTGATCGAGTGCGCAGAGAGCAAGGCGTCTATGTAGGTGCGGACATTGACTTTCCTTGCCAGTCGGCTCCCGATCTCGGTGAGGGTTGCACGCCTCTCTTGCTGGTATCCTGCCTTCTCAGCGGCCCGTGTGGCGTTCCCACGGCAGGCTCCGGCGTATGCCTCGGCGAAGGCTCGCTCCTTGGGCGTGAGCGCCTTTGCCAGTGCCTCTAGCTCCTCGTTCACGCAGCCACCTCAGCATAAGAGCCAATGCTCTTCTGTATGCACGGCACCACCAGCGGCACGTCGTGATTCTGCGTGGAGAGCATCAGCATAAAGCCCCTCTCGGACTGCCGCACCGGGTAGAGCCCGAAGTGTTCGCTCATGAGGCGCAGGAAGTCGTCTCTGAAGCACGTGGTATCTACCTCCACAGCGGCCTGAGGGTCACCGTGCCAGCGCCCGGTGATGGTGAAGCGCAGGGGGAAGGCGCGGCGAGCATGCGGCTCCTCAGTGCGCTGGCAGAGGATCTGAGCGCGGGGCAGATCAAGTGCCTCTTGCTGGCACTTGGAGCAGATACCCGGCCCACCGCAGCGGGCCTTGGCTCCGTTCTCGTTGGGCGTTACGTGCCCGTGTCCGTTTGGTTTCATCTCATGGTTCCTTTGTCGTGGTCGTGGTCGTGAACCAGGGAGCCACCGGCACAAAGACGGTGGGCTTACCTAGCTCGGGAAGAGTGACTTTCAGCAAGAAGCGCATGGCCAGCTCCATACTGAGCATGTAGAGCCGGGCGTACTCTCGGTTTGCCCAGCTCACACGATCCTCCGGCTCTTGCCCATCGCTCTCACCCGCTCGCCACTTGCGTGCGATCTCCTGCCGCGCAAACTGGTCAATGGTCGCACCGTCCGGGCACTGTGACCGCCACCGCTCTAGAGTGACGGTCAGTGCTTCGATCAGGTCGGAGGAAGTGTTACTCATGGTTATAAAATACTACTTTTAGTTGGAATAGGCCGACGAAAAAGCCCCGCTAGGAGACTCCGTAGGCAGGAGGATAAGCGGCACCTCCTCCTCCGGTGACACGTAGCCCTCTTCCCAGGGAGCGAGGGGAGCGCTGGGGGAGCCTGCACGCCAGATGCGCCGTGCTTCGGGCAGCAGCTCGGCTTCTGTAGGCTTGCGCTTCAGCTTGGCCAGCAGGTGCTCATGGGCACGGCGCAGGTAGGAGCGTGCATCGTACTCATTGAAGCCGGGGAACCAGTCCGGAGGGATAGGGCGCAGTGGCTTAGGTGCCGCCACGACGGGATTCTCACGGGGCAGCTCGTCCACGTCGGGGCGTGTGCCCTTGCGCTCGCCTACCATGCGCTTCTCGGCATCTGCCTGGCTCTCGGGCTCGTCCAGCCAGCGTCTTCCGTTGACCCACGTGGAGCCGTAGGGGATAAATTTACCGCCTTCCTTTGCCCAGTCATGCGAGGCCAGCCAGCGGGTAAGGCCGACAAGCACCTCGGCAGACTTAGCGGCGCTCTTGACGATCCTGAGCAGACCTTTCTTTGCACCGTCCTTCCCCATCTTCCTGGGGTATTGGGGCCAGAAGATAGTCTCGAACCATACTTCAAAATCAAAACCATCAACAGCACGATCAGCCGTAGGCTGAGCAAGAGCCGAAGGCGATTGTTTTTGAGTCTTTATTTCTTCAGTCTTTATTCTTTCAGTATTAGTTCTCTCCGTCTTAGTTATATTGCTCAGGTTTTCCATGCTTGGCTGTCCCGTGCTTGGCTGACCCGTGCTTGGCTGACCCGTGCTTGGCTGACCCGTGCGCGGTTTTTCCATGCTTGGAAAACCTGAGCATGGTGATTCATAGATAACAGAACACCACTCCCAGCGCCCGTCTTCGGCACGGTATCGCTCGCGCTTGAGGTAGCCTGAGTCCTCTAGTTCCTTGAGGCCAGCGCGAACGGCTGTCACTCCTTCCGAGGAACAAGTGGCGAGATGACGCTCTGAAACCTGCCAGTTATCGGGCTTCGACAAGATGAAGATAAGGAGACCTCTCGCCTTCCAGGAAAGGCGAGAGTCTTCTACTAGCTCATTGTTCACGACTGTAAAGCGCTGGCGTGATTCACTTCTTTTAATCATTGCTGATCCTTAGAACCGTTCTGGATAGGCTGCGGGGAGATTTGCAAGATTTCCCCAATGGAATTTATAAGTTATGTGAGGTTCGGGAAGCCCATTCGTAAAAAAGGTGACTCTTTCCACTTCCTGGAGACTTCCTTGGTTTACTAACTCATCCAGGCACTCAAGCACTTGGCTTTCTGTGATCCCGAGCAGGCAGGATAGCGAACGGGGCGTAGTCCAAAAATGGCAGTCACTACCCCGAATATCCGTAGCGCTCTCACAAATTGCGAGCAAAAACAATTTCAGTTCAGCCTTGCATCGTAGTTGCCAAATGAAAAATACACTTGTTCCTTCTTCCATTACTTCATCCCCCTTAGGTAGTTTTTGAGCTTGCGGCGCAGCTTCGCCTGATCCGCTTCCCACTGCACGAGCTGCTCCTCTGTGGCCTCTCTGGGTGGCTCTGGCCTTTCTCCCGTACGGAGGAACGAGATCAGCCCGTCCTCTGCCTCGGTCACGTCCACCGTCAGCGGCTTATTGCAGGCGATCACCAGCGGCTTGGGCTTCTCCACATAGGCCACGATCCGAAAAACGGCGCAGGGGTTGGTTGGTGGCGCTGTAATCATGCCCATGAGTGCGTCATGACGCGACCCAAGGTTCTCGGCGAGAACCTCAGGGATACGAGAAGCGGGAATCGTTGGTGGTACGACTTTGTTAATAGCTTGGTTCATGGCTTGTTTTCCTTGTGTGGTTTGTACAACTTGTGCAGTATTGAACACGAGGATACCGCACACCTGCGGAATGTGCAAGGTGTGCGGTATAATCAATTCCATGGATGCGACCCAGAAAAAAGAACCTACTCGGTTGGTCATTGAGACCGACCCCGCCCGACGCGAAAAACTGCGAATCATTGCAACGCTGCGCGGTACGACCATGCGCGAATTAATCGAAGATTTCATTGACTCACTTCCTGACCCGCCTACAATGTCGTAGCTGGCTCACAGTCCCCACCTCTCGATCGTGATGACGACGCACGGGTCAGCAGGGTTGTCGTAGCGCATTGCGTGGATCTCGACAATCTGCCGGTCGTCGGCGTAGGCACAGCCCCGCAGCGAGTCCAGCAAGACCTTGAGCGAGTTGTCCAGGTCTCCGCGCTTGGCGGGACGGTAGACCTCCACCGTGACCTTGATCGTGCCCTCTAGTGTGGCAATACCCGCCTCTTGGCATACCTTCCGCACCTGAGCGATATAGGTGTTCGCTTCTTTGGTGCGGTGGATACGGTTATTGCCCATGCGCCAGTAGTTGTTGGCGGTGGGCGGGTAGGGGAGCGTTAGGTTGATGAGCCCCTGCGGGATGCTCCGTGGGGCGCTCTCGTCTCTGGTCATGCTGCCACCCGATCTTTCTGCGCCATGAGGCTGTTGATGAGGTTGCTCGCCTGTCCCTTGGTCGTGATCGCGGCGATGTCAAAGCCTGCAATCTTCTGCTTCCGGGTGAGCTTGAGGATCAGCTCAATCTGCTTGTCGCTGGGTGCGTCCTTCCCCCACTTCGCAGAGCGCAGTGCCACCTGTGCCACGCCAGGCCATGCACGCTGGATCACCGTCTCTGCCTGCTTCACTGCCTGAATCAGGTTCGTGCCGACGTCGCCCGTGCGCTCTGCGAAGTGGGGGAACACGTCCTTTTCCTTGGGCCACACGAGGCGCAGGTGCCACTTGCCTAGCACATCTTCCGAGAGCCATGCTTCGCGCCGCTCGCCACAGCTGAGGAAGTAGCCCTTGCCGGGTATTGCGATCCAGCGCATTGCCCCCGCCGCCGCGATCTCCTCGGGCGTCTGGGGCACCGTAAAGAGCGGCACCTCCAGCGCCTTGGTGTGCATGTCTCGCCACTTGCCCGGCTTCTTCTCTAGGTGTGCTGCCCGTGGTCCGAGCTCGTCTAGCTCCTCCCGTGCACGGCTGAGCTTCTCACCCTCCAGATCAATGCCCGCAGGCAGGTCTACGAGGCGCGGGGCGGTCATGAGGCTGTGCTCATCGCAGTTGTCCACCACGTCCAGCACGTAGCAGTCTTCCTTGCCCTCCAGGATGCGCGTGCCACGGCCCACCATCTGGGCATAGAGGCTCCAGCTCTTGGTGGGGCGCAGGAGCACGATGCACGACACGGGCGGGTGATCAAAGCCCTCCGTCGCGATCATGCAGTTGGTGAGCACCTGCGTCACGCCAGAGCGGAAGCGATCTAGCACGCCGCGCCGGTCATCGCGGGACATGCCCCCGTGCAGCATCTCGCAGGACGCGCCCACACCGCGCCATGTCTCCATCGCTGCCTTCGCGTGCTCCACCGAGGCGCAGAAGACGATGGTGGGGCGCTCGCTCGCCAGTTCCTTCCAGTGCTTGGCCGCCAGCTCCGTGCGCGCCTCGTTGTTCACCCGGCGTGCCAGCTCGCCCTCGGCAAAG